AAGTAATTCAGATCTTCTAAGACCAAAAAATAAAGACATAGTAAAGATGCCAAACTTCATGGCACACTCTGCATCTTTTAATTTTTCATCATTTAATTTTTGCAGTATTAATTTTATTTGGTCGTCACTAATTACAGTTGGAACAGTCTCAAAATATTTATCATCATCTGCTGGAACGATCTCATAAAATTCGTGTATCTTAAAATTCAAATTATTAAGACATGGTTTTTTACCTTCGCTTTCCATTCGTCTTAAAAATGTTTTGATGTTTCTAACTGTTCTTTTTAAAGTTTTATAACTGTGGCCGTTGGCATGACAGTTTCTTAAAAACTGTTCCATTACTTGTAGATTAAAATCAGACAACAGAACATCTGGCATATACTTACTGATCCTCTGATTGTAATCACTAAGATAACTTTGCACACCATTTACAGTTAAACGGTTCTCTGGATTTTCTGCTGCTGCTAATTTTTTTTTAGAATAACTAAACCACTCATCTTTAAATTTACAACTAGATGTAGGTGCATTTTCTTGTGCATCTTTTGCAATAAGTTTTGCAACAAAATTATTTGCCTCTGATTTTAAATTAAATCCAGGAGCCATTTGTTTTCGATCCAGCTTACGCTGAATGACATAACAATTTCTCTTTTTAATTATGTAATAATTCATAATTAACAAACTATTTTTTGTTTATTTAGTACAAACCTAATAATTTTTTTTGCATTTAATTTATTATCACAAAAAATAAATCTATTTTTTTGATATTTTTTATTTAAGAAAAAAGCCAAGTCGGATTTATTAAACTTTGCAACAGCTTTCTTTTTGTAATCTATAATATACATTGTTATTTTCCTTTCATTGTTTGTTTATATAAATGTTAATATCACTTATTATCACATACAACTACTTTGGCAATAGTTATTATTTTACATGGCAGGCGCTCTGACTATATCTAATGTTTATGTAATAAATTAAATATCCGGAGTGATTGAGTGTTATTGCGTGACAGGCAGGCGCTCTAACCAAGCTGAGCTACACCCCCAAGACCTCTGGTACAAGTTTGGTACAAAGCGGTGTAACTTACTTTGTGCTGTACCACAAATTATCTCGCTCTTAAATTTATAGTAACACAAAATCATAAAATCTTATAGTGGATTTGTACCACTACTCTTAATTTAATTTTGTACCAAAAATAAGATTGTCTTATATGGAGTTTTGTAAATAGTTTGAATTAGGACTCGAAATTTGATGTTGTTTTTTGGTAGGCACTCCAGGTCATACAAGATCTAACTTGTTAATCCTGGAGTCAATTTGGAAGGAATTTAGTTGTTATAAATCTTACTTAAAACCACCTAATAACGATTGGTAGGATTTTTTTGATATTGTAGATTTAGCCTTACTTCTGGATGTGCCAGCTTTTTTTCTTCGGTTTATGTTGTAGTATAAACCTTTGCGAGCCAGCTTTCCTGATTTAGTTTTATGGTAGCCTTTTTTCATATTGTTTTTGTTTAAGTTGATTTCTCAATTCTTTTAGCTTTTCTTCCATTCTAGGAATTTCTAATCTGCGTTTAGCTTTAGCCTCTTCTAATTCTTTTTGTGCTTGTTCTTGCTTTTGCTTTTGCAGATCTTCTAATCTTCTGTTCTCTGCTTTTATTTTTTCTAAATAACTACTCATGCAATCTTTTATTGGTGGATGACCTGGATTAATTTTTATGCAGAAATGTTTATGCTCTGCATTGACAACAAATGTATCTCTGCTGTTGAGTTCTGTTTTGCAGTAATCACATTTAAAATATAAAATTCTATTGCTCTCTCGTTTGAGAGGTATCGGACGCATGGAGTATTGGTGTTTGGATTTATCGCCACATTTTGCAGGACCAATACCTAGCTTTAAACTTAGGTCCTGGAGTGCTGCATCGATGTCTTGCTAAAAAAGATTTTTTCCTACCTGGTATATTTTTTTTAATACTCATATTAGGATCGCCAAAATTTACTTTGACAACACGAGTACCTTTTCTAACAAATACTTTAAATTTCTTAACATCACCTCGCATCACTTTGTTAAGTGGTACGGATTTACTTTGATACTTTGCCATTACATTTACAATTTTTTAATAAGCAGCAGCCAACCGCTAGCTTGAAAATACAATTCATTTATTTGCAATTGTTCTTGCAATACTTTCACCTGATCTGCCGATCACATAACCACCAAGACCTATCTGTAATAATGTCCATACATCACCTGGTAGTTCAAAAGTTATTTGCGATTTAAAAAGTAATAAACTTACTGGTCCAATAATGTAGTTCCAAACCAATATAAAAATTAAGACATACATTAATGTAGGTCGCCAACCTGCTACAAACCAATTAGATTTTGCCTCTGCCTCTACAATACTTGCAGCTGCTTTTAGTTCTTCTGATGAGCTTTCAAGTAATTTGATTTGCAAATCTGCTTTTAGCTTTGCTGCTAAATCTTTGTCTGTAACTGCTTTATCTACTGTAGAAAATAAAATCTGAGCAATAGGTGCAATTAATTTAAGTGCTGGTATCACAACTCCTCATTACCGTTGATAATTCTTGGCAGCGCTTTGGTGTTTGTTTAAACCAAAGGCTATCTAACATCTCATCAGCAGCTTTACTGTATTGATGAAATTTTAATGCAGCTAAAAAGTTTTTAAATTTTAATACTCCTGCTTTGCCAAGCTGGAATATCATCTCAATTACAACTCCTCTTGCTACACTATGTATATCTGGATCTAGTATTTCGTTTGCAGATTGAACTGCATAATCAAAATCTTTATCAAAAATCTTTTCTAATTCTTCTTTAGAATATTGTATGCCTGGTAGTATTCCATCTTCTACAACTTTATGTCCGTAGCCAATGGTTTTAAAACCTAGATGATCTTCATACATCATGTCTCTAAAACCTTCGTGTTTTTTAATCCGCTCTTTTATTGTTTGTAAGCTCATTAGAAAAAATCTTACCTCTTTTGTTTCCGAGTATGTAAGTTCGTTTTTTTAAATTAATGTAAAACTGTTTTACCTTTAATTTTTTTTGAATATCTTTTAATGGTCTTTGTTTATGTCTGGTTTCTCGATCTGACTTAGCATCATACAATTCTATTTCACCGCTATCTTTATTGACGGTTATAATATCAATAGGACCTACACCATTGATGTTTGTAAAAACTAAATGGTTGTCATCCAGGAGTTCAAGAATTGCAATCACATGAGCTGCAATTCCTTTATTGTAATAATTCAAATTATTTTTTTATGATAAAATTCCAAGCAGCAATAAATGTAGTAATAAAGCCTATGATCCAAAGTAAAACTTTTACTCCGCCTTTGCCGTAAGCGATCTCTTCTTTGATAAGCTGTATTTCTTTTGTATTAGCCTCTATGATTTTGTGCATATCGCAGATCTTCTGATTGATCGTATGCAGCGATACTTCATCCAGCTTTTTTTTCTTATTCATTGTTGTTTATGTTTTATGAAGAGCTTTAATTTTTTATTAAAGTCTTTTATACCGTCCGCTTTTTTTACTCCTAACGCCGTGCCAAGAATAAAAAATATAATAGCTATTGCTATGTATAGCATTAGATACTCCTTTGTTTGTTTGTTAAGAAAAGACTTATGGTCTTTTTGAGGTTACTCTAAATTAAAGTATAGCTTTGATTTCTTCTACACTTAGACCAAGTGCCTGAAGTTTAGCAAGTCCACTAGCTTTGGCATCTTCTGTAGCTTTTTGCTTAGCTACTCTAGCTTGTTGTTCAGCAATAGCATTTTGCTCATCAATTTTTCTTTGAGCAATTTCATCTTGTGTTAAATCAACCAAAATTCCATTTGGATATTCTGGCGATACTACTAATTTTTTTAAGTTTTCCATATTTATTCCTTAGCTGTTTTTAATTCCATATAATCTAAAAGTTCCATTTAGATTTCCTGCTGTGTTCAATAATCTAAAACCAGTTATGGCAGTATTATTTTTCCAAACTCCAAAAGTAGTACCCCAAGTATAAAATGTGGTATCTCCACCTAACATTAGACCAGTTATAGATTTTGCTGATGAGGTACTTCTTGGATTATGAAATGTATATTCACCATTTAAATAAGCATTAGTAGAACTGCTACCATAACCTATTATCATATTATCTTGATTATTTCCAGTATTCCAAACATTATTATAATTAGTATCAGCACTTCCTTGATAATGTCCGTTGGCGTGGCAAAAAGTATAGCTACTAGAACTATCAACAGTATAACTACCAGTCGTTGCTACTCTTAATCTTAAATAAAAATTTGTACTTACAAAATATTCACTTACAAATAATTTATAAGTATCGTATTCAGATGTAAAATATCCGTTAAAATCTAAAGTAGTTGAAGAACCTGTTACTGTTTGACTTGCAAGAAAAACCATAGCACCTGTAGAAGGTGTACTCCAACTAGGATTAGCACCTGCACCTCCTGTAATTAAAACTTGTCCTGAACTTCCTGCACCAAGTCTTTGCAGACCAGAAGCATCACGATAAAGTAAATCACCTTGTGTAGTAATTACTGTACCGACATCTGTTCCGTTTGTTCCGTTAGTACCATTTGTACCTGCACTCGACATTTGGTTCCAATATGTCGTATTGGTTGGCAAGTTTCCTGTTGATGCTAATATGCAGATATAAGATGAACCATTATAGCTCACAACATCATCTGCAACATAAGCGGTAGCAGCATTATAAGCTCCTTGCCAAACGAACTTAATTCTACCTAAATTTACTGTAGCCATACTTTATTTTTTTTACTCCTTATAAAGTTGCGATTAAATCGCCATTTGAAAGTGAAAATGAATATCCACTTGTACTAAACAAAACATCATCAAAAGTGGCGAAGGTTGCTTTTGATATTGTATCTACTCCTAGATTGGTTGTTGTAACAATCAAGTCAGTATTCGTTGCTGTGTCTTTATTAAATCCGTAGGTTTCTGGCGAACTTGTACTCGGAATACTTCCTACTGGTAATGGTAGAGTATTATTACTACCAAGTAATTTAGATATTTCTCTAGCACGAGACATTTACGACTTTCCTTTATTTAGATTGTTGTTGTTATTAAAGAATAGACTTTACTTCTTGCTCAGTTAAACCGAGAGCTTGAAGTTTTGCTAATGCACTAGCTTTAGCATCTGCTTTAGCTTGTTTTTCAGCATCAAGTTTTTGTCTAGCTTGTTCTTGTTCAGCTAAAAACTCATCTGTATAGTCAAAAGAACCATCAGGTTTTCTAACCATATCAGCAAATACATTATCTGATACTTGTTCCCAACCTTC